AAATTGCTTTGTTTGAGGGTGAAATAACACTACCTAAAAATCATCAAGTAGATAGATATAAAATTAAATCTGATATTTTACAGTCTAAATTAGATAATAAAACAGTCAGTTCAAACCCTTATGCTTTTGCTTTCTCTGATTATAGTATTGAAACTTCTGCTCCTTTAAGTTTAATTAGATCTACTATAGCTGAAAAACTAAACGTATATCACCAAATAGGTATCGAACCTAGATTGTCTTTTGGAAATGTATTTGATCCTAAGCAGCAATCTTTTTTTAGAAATATGATAGACCCAGTTAATATTAAAGAATCACCTGACTATGTAATGATTTATGGAGTAGATGTTGATAAAAATGCATCTGTTGTCATAGAAACTAAAGATAAGAGAGGAATAGATCAACTATCAGTTTATCCAATAGCTAATAATCATTTTGTTTTATTTCCA